ATGAAAAAATTCATTGGATCAGTTTTAGCTACGACATTAATTTTAGGGGGATGTTCCATGATGGAAAATGAATCAAGTAAAGACACGAATACAGAAACAAAATCAGTACCAGAAGAAATGGAAGCTTCAAAATATGTAGGACAAGGCTTCCAACCACCTGCAGAAAAAGATGCGATTGAATTTGCGAAGAAGCATCGTAAAGAATTTGAAAAAGTAGGTGAACAATTCTTTAAAGATAACTTTGGACTAAAAGTTAAAGCTACAAATGTTGTAGGTAAAGATGATGGTGTAGAAGTTTATGTGCATTGCGAAGATCATGGCATTGTATTTAATGCAAGTCTACCTTTGTACAAAGATGCCATCCATCAAAAAGGATCAATGCGCAGTAATGACAATGGTGATGATATGAGTATGATGGTGGGTACAGTGCTGAGTGGCTTTGAATATCGAGCGCAAAAAGAAAAGTATGATAACTTATATAAATTCTTCAAAGAAAATGAAAAGAAATATCAATATACAGGCTTTACAAAAGAGGCAATTAACAAGACACAAAACGTTGGATATCAAAATGAATACTTTTATATCACATATTTATCAAGAAACTTAAAAGAATATCGTAAATATTACGAACCGTTGATTCATAAAAATGATAAAGAATTTAAAGAGGGTATGCAACGAGCTAGAAAAGAGTTAGATTATACTGCTAATAGTAATACAGTAGCAACGTTGTTTAGTACGAATGATAAAAAAAATAGAAAAGAAAAGATAAATAATGTAATAGATTTATCCGAGAAAATTGAAAGAACAAAAGATATGCCAATCAAGAATACTATAACTACTCAATTAGGAAATAAACTTATTGGCACAAAAAAAGCTCGTTTTGATGATAAGAAAGTAGTGTCGTTTGGAGCATTTGAAGATGAATAAAATTAATGATAGAGACTTAACAGAATTGAGTAGTTACTGGGTTTATCAAGACATCAATAAAGATAATGATTTTACAGTTAACGGAAAAAGATTTAAGCAGGTTGATGAATATAATGATAATGGAAATAAAAATAAAAAAGGTGCCTCAGATTTAAAAATTTATGAATTGTTGGATGAAAAAGGAAAACCAACTGGTGAACAAACCATGATTTATCAAGGAACATCTAATGAGGCAATAAACCCTAATAATCCATTAAAATCTTTAGATATCGGAGATGATTGGTTACAAAATGCGAAATTAATGGATAATAGTAATAAGTCAACGGATTATCTTAAGCAATCAGACGAATTTGCAGATTTATATAGAGACAAACTAAATGACGCTAATAAATTAAGTAAGTATAACTTTACACAAAAATATGGTGTTAGTCCAAATAATTACAAAAACAAAACCATTGTGGCGGATGGCGGTAATTCGGAAGGCGGTGCAGGAGCAAAATATCAAGGAGCGAAACATCCAAATGAAAAAGTTGTTGCTACTGACCCAGCAATGGTACCTTATGCTGCTTGGCAGAAATTTGCTAGACCACGCTTTGATAATATGATTAGTTTTAATAGTACCAACGATTTATTAACATGGTTACAAGATCCATTCATCAAAGATATGCCAGGAAAACGCGTTAACATTAGTGATGGTGTGCCCAGGTTAGATGCTTTAATAGACAGCCATGTAGGTTATAAAAGGAAGTTAAATAGAAAAGACAACACATACGATACTGTACCACTAATCAAAATTAAGTCGGTAAAAGATACAGAAATTAAAAATGGAAAAAAAGTAAAAAAGACTATTAACATAACATTAGATATGGATGGGCGAATTCCGATAAATGTTTGGACAGGGGATTCGATTGCACGTTCTGGAAGAGGAACTTTAATTAAACTTAATTTAGAAAATCTTGATGCGTTGAGTAAACTGATTACTGGTGAAACTAGTGGTATGTTAGCAGAATGCGTAATCTTTTTAAATGAAAGTTTTAACATCTCAGAAAATGAAAATAAAAATTTTGCAGATAGAAAGCAACAATTATCAGAAGGATTTAAGGATAAGATTAACTTATTTCAATTAGAAGAAATGGAAAGAACTTTAATTAGTAAAATAAACTCACTTGAAGAAGTTGCAGATGAAACAATAGAAAGTATTAGTGCTGTTAAACACTTATTACCTGATTTTGCATTGGATGCATTAAAAGAAAGAATTAATGAGTTGTTTAAAGGTATAAAATCTTTTATAGAAAAAGTGTATGATAGTATAGATAATGAAATTTTAGAAATTTTCAAAAATATAGATCACGACTTCAGAGATGGAGTATCTGAAGAAATGATGAAACATTTGAAAGTAGTGAAACAGAATATAGAGCGAATAAAAAATCAAAATGATATTTATGGTAGGCAAATTGCAGAAATTAGAAGTATTATGAAACAACAAGATGCAACAATTTTAGATGGGAATTTCCAAATTAATTGTAGCGGCGAAAATATGGTACAGGGTCTAGTTATACCTTCTAATTATTTAGGAAGAAAAATGAAAATATTAAAAGACCATATCGATGATGGTATTAAAAAAATAGCAGACTATGTTCAAAGTATATATGATGAATATGCATCGAAAATTGTTGATGTAATAAAATATTTGATTAATACAATTCCCAAAATACGTAAGAATTTAAGACATGCAATTGAAATGTTAAATGTAAAAAAGAAAGAATTTTTGTCCCTGATTCCTAATGTAACTTGTAATTATATTAAAACTAAATTAGAAGAATTAGATAATACTTTAGGCAAATGGGAGCCATTTCTTAATGATTTAAAAGCAGTGTCACCAATTTTAGATAACCATTTAGATGATATTGTTAAGAACATGAAGCCTTTGATTGTACAGATGTTATTTGAACCATCACATTATGATGATATGTTTATTTCAAGAAAAGCTTTAACGCCAGTGTTCTCAAGCGTTTTATAAAGCTTGTAAAAAATATAAGGGCAAAAAAAGGGCAGATTTAAGCTAACTTGGAATGTTTTCGAGTTTTTGAGTTAGTTCTCTATCCATTTTTTCAGTTACATGAGTATATATGCGAATGGTTGTTTTTTCATCTACATGTCCTACCCTTTTCATAATTGCTTTTAAAGAAACATTCATTTCTACTAATAAAGTTATGTGTGTATGTCTAAATGTGTGCGTGGTAACTTTCTTATTCATATTTAAAGCTTTTGTAGTTTTCTTAAGCACACCGGCGATTTGATTATTACATAAAGGATTCCCTTTTTTTGTTGTGAATATGAACCCTCTGTCAACATAGCTCGAATTCCATCTTTTCAACATTTTGTTTTCCAGTATTATCTTTTTAAAAATTTCTACGGTTCTAGAATTGATGCTGATACTTCTTTTTGAACTTATAGTCTTTGTAGTGTCTTTGTATCCGAATCCTTCCTCGTATTTAATGCGGTGAATTGTACCTGTTATATTGATAGTTTTGTTTAATAAATCTATATCTTTTTCCTGCAGTGCTTGTAGTTCTCCTATGCGCATACCAGTTAAAGCCTGTACTTCTAAGATGCTGGCAATTAAAATGCGATTTCGCTTGTGTAACTTATTATCATTTAGTATATGATCACGTATCTGTAGGACTTGGTTCATTTCTAAATAGTTGTACATTTTAGATTCATCTTTTTCGATATCCTCTATTGTTTTTCTTCTTTTAGGAATTTTGACATTAGTTAACAAATATTCATTTGGATAATTGTAAAATTTAACTGCATATTTAATAGCTCCTTTCATATCTCCGAGTTGACGGGTTACTTGATTTTGAGAATAGATATCTGATAATTTATTAATAAATATCTGCATATATTTTGTATCTAGTTTGTTTAAAAGCAAGTTCTCAGAGCTGTATCGTTTAATGTTTCTAATTCTTATTTTTATATTATTAAGAGTAGTCAACTTTGAACCTGATGTTTTTATATGATATTCAAGCCATTCATCTAATAGCGCGTGAAAAGTCAAAGTTTTTAATTCGCTTGACGACTTGTTGTTCAGTTTTTCTTTTATTTTTTCTTCTAAACGAAACATTGCTTCTTTTTGAGATTGTTTTGTATTCTTGTTCAACACAACACTTACGCGCTTCCATTTATCTGTGTATGGATCTTTGTACTTCTCGTAATATCTGTATTTAGTTTCGTTATTTTTGTTTTTAAATTTTTCAATCCACATGTTTATACCTCCTGTAGGAACGTACGTTCTGTAAATTTGTAAAAAATAATAAGGGTAGGTGGGCTACCCAAAATTTAGTACTAGGTACTAAATATGTTATAATAAAATAAAAAGTAGGTGATAAAATGACTCAATTTCTAGGGGCGCTTCTTCTTACAGGAGTTTTAGGTTACATACCATATAAATATCTAACAATGATAGGTTTAGTTAGTGAAAAAAACAAGATTATCAATACTCCTGTATTATTGATTTTTTCTATTGAAACATGTTTGATATGGTTTTATACTTTTATAATTTTTAATAATGTTGATTTAAAAAATTTGAGTTTACTTCAGTTGCTTACAGGTCTAAAAGCAAATATTTGGTTTCTAATTATTTTTGTTTTAACAGTGCTTGTATTTAATCCTTTAATTGTTAAATTCATTATCTGGTTAATTAATGAAACAAGAAAGTTTATGAATTTGGATTGTATAAGCTTATTAGACAAAAGAGACAAGTTGTTTAATAACAACGGTAAACCAGTATTTATAGTTATTAAAGACTTTGAAAACAGAATCATTGAAGAGGGTGAACTTAAAACCTATAATTCAGCTGGTAGCGATTTCGATTTACTAGAGGTTGAGCGACAAGATTTCAAAGTATCTGATTTACCGTCAAACGATGAATTGTATATTAAACATACACTTGTAGACCTTAAACAACAAATTAAATTGGATTTATATTTAATGAATGAATATTAATCTTTTTTCTTAGCTTTTTCTGATAAAGTGCTTTTTAATTTTTGGCTGGCGCCTGACTTTTCAAAACTTTTGTTTAATGGGTTACTACGAGTAGTTTCTTGTTTTTTGTTTTTATCTACCATAAAATTCTCACCACCATTCAACGTCTACACTAGTAGGCGTTTTTTTATTTAGTAAAATCATAATGAATCTTCTTTGGTTAACTTATCTCCATCTATTTTTTGTGAAATAAATTCCAAGTATTTACGCGCATTATGTGACGATAAATCTTTAGGTAACTCATAAGTGAATGGTTGATTACCACTAGTTAAAACTTCATATACTATAGTTTCTTTTTTTATTTTGCAATTAGTTATTTTCATTATAAACTTCCTTTCAAACACTGCTGAAATAGACGTCTTTTATATTAAAGTGCCATATAGGCGCTATTAATCACAATACAACTTTGCCCATTACTTTAATATTACTAAACGAAGCGACTTTGATATCATCATACTTCGGATTTAGAGATACCAAATTAATATAGTCTTCGCATATATCTACACGCTTGATAAGACTTACTCCATCTAATACAACGAGTGCAATTGTACCATCTTTAATAGAATCTTCTTTCTTAATAAAAGCGTATGTTCCTTGTTTTAACATAGGTTCCATTGAATCACCATTAACTAAAATACAAAAATCAGCATTTGATGGCGTTTCGTCTTCTTTAAAAAATACTTCTTCATGCAATATGTCATCATATAATTCTTCTCCTATGCCAGCACCAGTTGCACCACATGCAATATACGATACTAGTTTAGACTCTTTATATCCATCTATAGAAGTGACTTTATTCTGTTCTTCCAATTGTTCATTTGCATAGTTAAGTACGTTTTCTTGGCGGGGAGGTGTGAGTTTGTTGTATATGGAAGTGATGTCGTTATCGTCTTTGTATGTAGTATTTGATTCACTATACAAATCATTAATCTTCACATTGAAGTACTCAGCCAAAATTTTGGCAGTTGATAATCGAGGTTCTTCCTTTTCATTTTCCCATTTTGATATCTTGCCTTTCGTTAATTTCATTAAGTCGGGATATTTATTATTAAGATCAGTTGCTAATTGTTCCATAGTCATATTTTTATTTTTTCTTAGCTTCTTTAAACCTTCACCAATACCCATACGAAACCCTCCTTATATAAGATAATTTCATTATAAAAGTTTCGAAAACGAAACGCAAGGAAAATATTATTGCAAAAGTTGTTGACATCGAAACTTTTATGATGTATTCTTAAATCAAGTTGTTACAAACGAAACAAAAGGAGGGGGTTCAATGACAACTAGTGTAGCAGATAAACCATACTTAAAAATAAAAAGCTTGATTGCACTTAAAGGAACTAACCAAAAAGAAGTTGCTAAAGCAATCGGAATGAGTAGAAGTTTATTGAGTATAAAGATAAATCGAATTAATGGCAGAGATTTTACAACTTCAGAAGCTAAAAAATTAGCAGATCATTTAAATGTTAAAGTTGATGATTTTTTTTAAACTTTAAGTTTCGAAAGTGACAACTAAATAAAAATAAGGAGGACACTATGGAACAAATAACGTTAACCAAAGAAGAGTTGAAAGAAATTATAGCGAAAGAAGTTAGAAATGCTATAAAAGGCGAGAAACCAATCAGCTCAGGTGCAATTTTCAGTAAAGTAAGAATCAATAATGACGATTTAGAAGAAATCAATAAAAAACTCAATTTCGCAAAAGATTTGTCGCTAGGAAGATTGAGGAAGCTCAATCATCCGATTCCGCTAAAAAAGTATCAGCATGGCTTCGAATCAATTCATCAAAAAGCTTATGTACAAGATGTTCATGACCATATTAGAAAATTAACATTATCAATTTTTGGAGTGACACTTAATTCAGACTTGAGTGAAAGTGAATACAACCTAGCAGCAAAAATTTATAGAGATATCAAAAACTATTATTTATATATCTATGAAAAGAGAGTTTCAGAATTAACTATCGATGATTTCGAATGAAGGAGGAACTACAAATGAAACTACTAAGAAGGCTATTCAATAAAAAACACGAAAACTTAATTGACGTGTGGCATGGAAATCAATGGTTAAAAGTGAAAGAAAGCAAATTAAAAAAATATAAAGTGGTCTCGGATAGAGAAGGTAAGAAATATCTAATTAAATAAGCGCACTTAATTAGTGCAAGTAATCAAGTGCGCTATTGCCTTACAATCCTAAATCTTTTCTGCTTTTTTCTTCTTCTTGTAATCCCAATAACACAGAAGAGTAAATGCTGAAATAGTCACGAGCAATGCTATCTTTAGCGAATGCAATTACGTCATCACCGACTTCTTGCCATTCGTTATGAATCTTATGTCTATCTAGAGCTCTAGGTAATAGCGAGATTGTAATATCGTGAGCAATTTTCTCTAAATCCATAAATTTCACCTCCTTCCACTGGGAGATAACTAAATTATATAACAAAACAACTTAAAGGAGGAACGACAAATGCAAGCTCAAAACAAAAAAGTCATCTATTACTACTATGACGAAGAAGGTAATAGGCGACCATTAGATATTCAAATTAATGACGGATATGAACTGATGGTCCGATCTCATTTCATCAACAACACCATTGAAGAAATACCATACGTAAATAATAACTTATATGCCTTGGTTGATGGTTATGAATTTAAGTTAGATTGAATTTTTGAGAAAGATATTGAAAAGCTAATTTCCCCATAAGATTAAGAGACATACTGGATGTTTTGTTAACGACTCTTTTAACTTCGTTCCAAGTTTTATTGTCTCTAATATTATCGAGAAATTCATGGCCAGACCAAGTGATGTCATCAATAATCCAAGAAACGACCCTGCCTTCGATGAATTTCAGATCGCAACAAATAAATTTAGCTTCTTCTAATTTTAAAAGTGAGTACATTACTGTTTCAAAATCATATTTATCAAAAATAATATTATCGTTGAAATTATGTCGAGTAAGTGGTTCACCTATTTTCTTATTAGATTCTATTTCTAAGAGCAAGAGTCTAACGCAATCGTGATTAAGTTTCATCCTATCACCTCCATAACAGGAGTATAGCAGAAAGGATCATAAACATCTTAAAAGGAGGAATAACAAATGAACATTCAAGAAGCAACTAAGATAGCTACAAAAAATCTTGTCTCTATGACACGGAAAGATTGGAAAGAAAGTCATCGAACTAAGATATTACCAACAAATGATAGTTTTTTACAATGCATCATTTCAAATAGCGATGGGACAAACCTTATCAGATATTGGCAACCTTCAGCCGATGACCTCATGGCAAATGATTGGGAAGTTATAAACCCAACTAGAGACCAGGAATTATTGAAGCAATTTTAGAAATGCTATCAATGATACTTTTTAAATTGTTTTTAAACTCATTTTCAAAGTAAACAACAGTCTTGTCTGAAATTGTTACATGATAAATAGTGTTACTAGCATACACGCCGTTTAGGAACCCAGAGTTTTTAAGTTTATTTAAATCGTATTTTACATCTTCGAAATGTAGTTTTTGAAAATACTTTGTATGTATATCTTTAGCACTTCCAAAATTATTGCAGGTTAATTTAACCGAACCTAACTTTACACATTCTAAATAATCTTTGTAGAGTACGGACAAGATATATTGTTGGTCTTTAGTAAGTGTATCAAATTCATCAGATATCAAGGGCATGTTATCACCTCCTTAGGTTGATAACAACATTATACACGAAAGGAGCATAAACATATGAACACAAGATCAGAAGGATTGCGTATAGGCGTCCCACAAGTTTCTAGCAAAGCTGATGCTTCTTCATCCTATTTAACGGAAAAGGAACGTAACTTAGGAGCGGAAATATTAGAGCTTATTAAAAAAAGTGATTACAGCTACTTAGAAATAAACAAAGTTTTCTATGCATTAGATAGAGAACTTCAATACAGGGCGAATAATAACAAACTTTAACATTATACACGGAAGGAAAGATAGAAATGCCAAAAATCATAGTACCACCAACACCAGAAAACACATATAGAGGCGAAGAAAAATTTGTGAAAAAGTTATACGCAACACCTACACAAATCCATCAATTGTTTGGAGTATGTAGAAGTACAGTATACAACTGGTTGAAATATTACCGCAAAGATAATTTAGGTGTAGAAAATTTATACATTGATTATTCACCAACAGGCACTCTGATTAATATTTCTAAATTGGAAGAGTATTTGATCAGAAAGCATAAAAAATGGTATTAGGAGGATTATCAAATGAGCGACACATATAAAAGCTACCTAATAGCAGTGCTATGCTTCACGGTCTTAGCGATTGTACTCATGCCGTTTCTATACTTCACTACAGCGTGGTCAATTGCAGGATTCGCAAGTATCGCAACATTCATATTCTATAAAGAGTACTTTTATGAAGAATAAAAAAACTGCTACTTGCGACAACAAGTAACAGTTAAAGATAAGCATTTGTCTTAAATAATTATATAAGGAGTTATTAATATGACCTTACAACAAAAAATACTATCACATTTTGCAACATATGACAATTTCAATCCTGATGATGTAGTTGAAGTTTTTGGAGTATCGAAAACACATGCAAAATCCACACTTTCGAGACTTAAGAAAAAAGGAAAGGTTGAAATGGAAAGTTGGGGAAAATGGCGTGTTATCGAAGCACAATTACATTTAACTGTCGTCGAACGTAAAAAAGAAATTTTAGAAGAGCAATTTGAATTGTTAGCAAGATTGAATGAACAAAGTGATGACCCTAGAGAAATAGAAGATCGTATCAAGTTAATGATTCGTCTAGCTAACCAATTTTAAGGAGGATTTAATCAATGGCAATATTAGAAGATATTTTTGAAGAATTAAAACTATTAAATAAGAATTTACGTGTGTTAAATACTGAACTATCAACTGTGGATTCATCAATCGTACAAGAGAAAGTTAAAGAAGCACCAATGCCAAAAGAAGAAACAGCTCAACTGGAAACAATTGAAGAAGTTAAGGAAACGTCTACTGATTTAACTAAAGATTATATTTTATCAGTAGGAAAAGAGTTCCTTAAAAAAGCAGATACTTCTGATAAGAAAGAATTTAGAAATAAACTTAACGAACTTGGTGCGGATAAGCTATCTACTATCAAAGAAGAACATTATGAAAAAATTGTTGATTTCATGGAAGCGAGAATTAATGCATGAAGCTAGATCACTCAAATAGAGCTCATGCAAAGCTAAGTGCAAGTGGTGCGAAACAATGGCTAAACTGCCCACCGAGTATTAAGGCAAGTGAAGGTATTGCAGATAAAAGTTCAGTTTTTGCTGAAGAAGGTACATTCGCCCATGAATTAAGTGAGTTATATTTCAGTCTTAAATATGAAGGCCTAACACAGTTTGAGTTTAATAAAGCTTTTCAAAATTATAAGCGAAATCAATATTACAGTGAAGAGTTGCGTGAATATGTTGAAGAGTATGTAGCTAATGTAGAAGAAAAATATAACGAAGCTTTGAGTAGGGATAATGATGTAATAGCTTTATTTGAAACAAAATTGGATTTAGGTAAATACGTCCCTGAATCTTTTGGTACTGGTGATGTCATTATATTTTCAGGTGGTGTACTTGAAATTATTGACCTTAAATACGGTAAAGGCATTGAAGTTTCAGCTATAGATAATCCTCAACTTAGATTATATGGCTTGGGCGCATATGAACTGCTTAGTTTAATGTATGACATTCATACAGTTCGCATGACTATCATACAACCACGAATAGATAACTTTTCTACTGAAGAGTTACCAATATCAAGATTACTTCAATGGGGAACCGATTTTGTTAAACCATTAGCCAGACTTGCTTATAACGGTGAAGGTGAGTTTAAAGCAGGTAGTCATTGTAGATTCTGTAAGATAAAGCATTCATGTAGAACACGTGCAGAATACATGCAAAATGTGCCTCAAAAGCCACCACATTTGTTAAGTGATGAAGAGATTGCAGAACTTTTATATAAACTGCCTGATATCAAAAAATGGGCTGATGAAGTAGAACATTATGCGTTAGATCAAGCGAAAGAAAATGATAAAAACTATCCTGGGTGGAAGCTTGTAGAAGGTCGTTCGCGAAGAGTGATAACTGATACAAAAGCAACGCTTGAAAAGTTAGTTGAAGCGGGTTATAAACCTGAAGATATTACAGAAACCAAGTTACTTAGTATTACGAATTTAGAAAAATTAATTGGTAAAAAAGCATTTTCTAAAATTACAGAGGGCTTTATAGAAAAGCCGCAAGGTAAATTAACACTTGCTACCGAGTCGGATAAACGACCAGCTATAAAGCAATCTGCTGAAGATGATTTTGACAAACTATAAAAATTAAAAAGGACGGTATATAAACATGAAAGCAAAAGTATTAAATAAAACTAAAGTGATTACAGGAAAAGTAAGAGCATCATATGCACATATTTTTGAACCTCACAGTATGCAAGAAGGGCAAGAAGCAAAGTATTCAATCAGTTTAATCATTCCTAAATCAGATACAAGTACGATAAAAGCCATTGAACAAGCTATAGAAGCTGCTAAAGAAGAAGGAAAAGTTAGTAAATTTGGAGGCAAAGTTCCTGCAAATCTGAAACTCCCATTACGTGATGGAGATACTGAAAGAGAAGATGATGTAAATTATCAAGACGCTTATTTTATTAACGCATCAAGCAAACAAGCACCTGGTATTATTGACCAAAACAAAATTAGATTAACGGATTCTGGAACTGTTGTAAGTGGTGATTATATTAGAGCTTCAATTAATCTATTTCCTTTTAACACAAATGGTAATAAGGGCATTGCAGTTGGATTGAACAATATTCAACTTGTAGAAAAAGGCGAACCTCTTGGCGGTGCAAGTGCAGCAGAAGATGATTTCGATGAATTAGACACTGATGATGAGGATTTCTTATAAGTCAATAGGTGGGGTTTTTAGCCCCACTTTAATTTTAAAGAAATTGAGGTGTCAAGAATTTGAAATTTATGAATATAGATATTGAAACATATAGCAGTAACGATATTTCGAAATGTGGTGCCTATAAATACACAGAAGCTGAAGATTTCGAAATCTTAATTATAGCTTATTCAATAGATGGTGGAGCGATTAGTGCGATTGACATGACTAAAGTAGATAATGAGCCTTTCCACGCTGATTATGAGACGTTTAAAATTGCTCTATTTGACCCTGCTGTAAAAAAGTATGCATTCAATGCTAATTTCGAAAGAACTTGTCTTGCTAAACATTTTAATAAACAGATGCCACCTGAAGAATGGATTTGCACAATGGTTAATTCAATGCGTATTGGCTTACCTGCTTCGCTTGATAAAGTTGGAGAAGTTTTAAGACTACAAAACCAAAAAGATAAAGCAGGTAAAAATTTAATTCGTTATTTCTCTATACCTTGTAAACCAACAAAAGTTAATGGAGGAAGAACAAGAAACTTGCCTGAACATGATCTTGAAAAATGGCAACAATTTATAGATTACTGTATTCGAGATGTAGAAGTAGAAATGACGATTGCTCATAAAATTAAAGACTTTCCAGTAACTGCAATTGAACAAACATATTGGGTTTTTGACCAACATATAAACGACAGAGGTATTAAGCTTTCTAAATCATTGATGTTAGGAGCTAATGTGCTCGATAAGCAGAGTAAAGAAGAATTGCTTAAACAAGCTAAACATATAACAGGTTTAGAAAATCCTAATAGTCCTACACAGTTATTGGCTTGGTTAAAGGATGAACAAGGATTAGATATACCTAATTTACAAAAGAAAACGGTTCAGGATTACTTAAAAGAAGCCACAGGAAAAGCTAAAAAAATGCTAGAAATTAGATTGCAAATGTCTAAAACCAGTGTGAAAAAATACAACAAAATGCATGACATGATGTGCAGTGATGAACGGGTAAGAGGTCTGTTTCAATTTTACGGTGCCGGTACTGGAAGATGGGCAGGTAGAGGTGTACAACTTCAGAATTTAACAAAGCATTATATTTCAGATACTGAATTAGAAATAGCAAGAGATCTTATTAAAGAACAACGTTTTGATGATTTAGATTTATTACTCAATGTTCATCCTCAAGACTTATTAAGTCAATTAGTTAGGACGACATTTACTGCTGAAGAAGGTAATGAACTAGCAGTAAGTGATTTTTCTGCAATAGAGGCAAGAGTCATAGCATGGTATGCAAAAGAACAATGGCGTTTAGATGTATTCAACACACACGGAAAGATATATGAAGCATCGGCTTCTCAAATGTTTAATGTACCGGTAGAAAGCATAACTAAAGGCGACCCTCTCAGACAAAAAGGAAAAGTGTCCGAATTAGCTTTAGGCTATCAAGGTGGCGCTGGAGCTTTAAAAGCAATGGGTGCATTGGAAATGGGCATTGAAGAAAACGAGTTACAAGGTTTAGTTGATAGTTGGCGTAACGCAAATCCTAACATAGTTAATTTTTGGAAGGCTTGCCAAGAGGCTGCAATTAATACTGTAAAATCCCGAAAGACGCATCATACACATGGACTTAGATTTTACATGAAAAAAGGCTTTCTAATGATTGAACTACCTAGTGGAAGAGCTTTAGCTTATCCAAAAGCTTCAGTTGGTGAAAATAGTTGGGGTAGTCAAGTTGTTGAATTTATGGGCTTAGATCTTAACCGTAAATGGTCAAAGTTAAAAACATATGGTGGGAAGTTAGTCGAGAATATTGTTCAAGCAACTGCAAGGGATTTACTTGCGATTTCTATAGCTAGGCTTGAAGCATCAGGTTTTAAAATAGTTGGACATGTCCATGATGAAGTAATTGTAGAAATACCTAGAGGTTCAAATGGACTTAAGGAAATCGAAACTATCATGAATAAGCCTGTCGATTGGGCAAAAGGATTGAATTTGAATAGTGACGGATTTACTTCTCCGTTTTATATGAAGGATTAGGAGGATAGATTATGACAATAAAGGAATTAGAAGAGAAGTTTAACATCTCTCGATATTTTGTTGTAAAGCATGATAGGGATTGGGAAACAGGTGAAATTATTGACACTTGTATTGTTTTAGATGAATATGCGGACCATATCAACATAGAAGTTGAGGAAGTGATCTAATGCAACAACAAGCATATATAAATGCAACGATTGATATAAGGATACCTACAGAAGTTGAATATCAGCATTTTGATGATGTGGATGATGAAAAAGATGCGCTGGCAAAGCGCTTAGATGACAATCCGAATGAATTACTAAAGTATGACAACATAACAATAAGACATGCATATATAGAGGTGGAATAAATGAGTATCGTAAAGATTAACGGTAAACCATATAAATTTACCGAACATGAAAATGAATTGATAAAAAAGAATGGTTTAACTCCAGGAATGGTTGCAAAAAGAGTACGAGGTGGCTGGGCGTTGTTAGAAGCCTTACATGCACCTTATGGTATGCGCTTAGCTGAGTATAAAGAAATTGTGTTATCCAAAATCATGGAGCGAGAGAGCAAAGAACGTAAATTGGAAAGACAGCGAAAGAAAGAAGCTGAGCTAAGAAGAAAGAAGCCACATTTGTTTAATGTACCTCAAAAACATTCACGTGATCCGTACTGGTTCGATGTCACTTATAACCAAATGTTCAAGAAATGGAGTGAAGCATAATGAGCATAATCAGTAACAGAAAAGTAGATATGAACAAAACGCAAGACAACGTTAAGCAACCTGCGCATTACACATACGGCGACATTGAAATTATAGATTTTATTGAACAAGTTACGGCACAGTACCCACCACAATTAGCATTCGCAATAGGTAATGCAATTAAATACTTGTCTAGAGCACCGTTAAAGAATGGTCATGAGGATATGGCGAAAGCGAAGTTTTATGTCGATAGAGCATTTGATTTGTGGGAGTAATGGACATGACAGATAGCGCACGTAAAGAATACTTAAACCAATTTTTCGGTTCTAAGAGATATCTGTATCAGAATAACGAGCGAGTGGCACATATCCATGTATTAAATGACACTTATTACTTTCACGGGCATATCGTACCAGGTTGGCAAGGCGTGAAAAAGACATTTGATACAGCGGAAGAGCTTGAAAAATATATAAAGCAACATGGTTTGGAATATGAGGAACAGAAGCAACTAACTTTATTTTAAGGAGTTGGAAATGATGAAAATCAAAATTGAAAAAGAAGTGAATTTACCTGAACTTATCCAATGGGCTTGGGATAACCCCAAGTTATCAGGTAATAAAAGATTCTATTCAAATGATGTTGAGCGCAACTGTTTTGTGACTTTTCATGTTGATAGCATCTTATGTAATGTGACTGGATATGTATCAATTAACGATAAATTTACTGTTCAAGAGGAGATATAACAATGAAAATCAAAGTTAAAAAAGAAATGAGATTAGATGAATTAATTAAATGGGCGCGAGAAAATCCGGATCTATCACAAGGAAAAATATTTTTTTCAACAGGATTTAGTGATGGATTCGTTCGTTTTCATCCAAATACAAATAAGTGTTCGACGTCAAGTTTTATTCCAATTGATATCCCCTTCATAGTTGATATTGAAAAAGAAGTAACGGAAGAGACTAAGTTTGATAGGTTGTTAGAGGTATATGAGATTCAAGAAGGAGTCTATAAATCCGCATTACACAAAGGTATCAGTTTGAACGAACGTTTTGAAGACGACAATATTTTTCCTACTAAAGCATTCTATATCTTAAACGATGACATGACGATGACATTGATTTGGAAAGATGGGGAGTTGGTAGAATGATGTTGAAATTTAAAGCTTGGGATAAAGATAAAAAAGTTATGAGTATTATTGACGAAATCGATTTTAATAGTGGGTACATTTTGATTTCAACAGGTTATAAAAGTTTCAATGAAGTAAAACTATTACAATACACAGGATTTAAAGATGTGCACGGTGTGGAGATTTATGAAGGGGATATTGTTCAAGATTGTTATTCGAGAGAAGTAAGTTTTATCGAGTTTAAAGAAGGAGCCTTTTATATAACTTTTAGCAATGTAACTGAATTACTAAGTGAAAATGACGATATTATTGAAATTGTTGGAAATATTTTTGAAAATGAGATGCTATTGGAGGTTATGAGATGACGTTCACCTTATCAGATGAACAATATAAAAATCTTTGTACTAACTTTAACAAGTTATTAGATAAACTTCACAAAGCATTAAAAGATCGTGAAGAGTACAAGAAGCAACGTGATGAGCTTATTGGAGATATAGCTAAGTTAAGAGAGCGCAACAAAGATCTGGAGAAGAAAGCGAGCGCATGGGATAGGTATTGCAAGAGTGTTGAAAAAGATTTAATAAACGAATTCGGCAACGATGATGAAAGAGTTAAATTTGGAATGAAATTAAACAATAAAATTTTTATGGAGGATGACACTAATGAATAACCGCGAACAAATCGAACAATCAGTTATCAGCGCTAGTGCATATAACGGTAATGACACAGAGGGATTGCTAAAAGAGATTGAGGACGTGTATAAGAAAGCGCAAGCGTTTGATGAAATACTTGAGGGTTTACCTAATGCTATGCAAGATGCACTCAAAGAAGATATTTATCTTGATGAAGCAGTAGGGATTATGACGAGTCAAGTGGTCTATAAATATGAGGAGGCGCAGGATAATGACTAACACATTAGAAGTAAAACTATTATCAGAAAATGCTAGAATGCCCGAACGAAATCATAAGACGGATGCAGGTTATGACATATTCTCAGCCGAAACCGTCGTACTCGAGCCACAAGAAAAAGCAGTAATAAAAACAGATGTAGCTGTAAGCATACCAGAGGGCTATGTCGGGCTGTTAACTAGCCGTGGTGGTGTAAGTAGTAAAACACATTTAGTGATTGAAACAGGCAAGATAGACGCGGGATATCATGGCAATTTAGGGATTAATATCAAGAATGATAATGAAACGTTAGAGAGTGAGTATATAAGTAACTTTGGACGTAGTCCTTCTGGTATAGACGGACAATATGCCCTACTACCTGTAACAGATAAAATTTTATGTATGAATGGTAGTTATGTCATAAACAAAGGCGACAAACTAGCTCAATTGGTTATTGTGCCTATATGGACACCTGAACTAAAGCAAGTGGAGGAATTCGAGAGTGTTTCAGAACGTGGAGAAAAAGGCTTCGGAAGTAGCGGAGTGTAAAGACATATTAGATCGAGTCAAGGAGGTTTTGGGGAAGTGAATTACATCATTACATTAGTTCTAATGGTTGTATTCATAGTAATATTTAACAATTTACTCAACAGATATATGGTTTTGTACAAAGAATTAGATTTATTTACATGCAGAATTGGCATGTTATTGGCCTTAATCGTTCTAGTAGAATTTGCAAAGCAACAAAATATGTTGGCTACATTGAGTGTTTTACTAATACTTTTATTCGTAGAAAAACTTAGAATCATTCAAAGGAGTGGCGAGAAGTGAATAAGAAGGAAACGTATTATGTTATAGAGGTTAATAAAGGAATTTATTTATATAGAAGTCGTGCTGGTGGATATCATTTCACTTATGATTTTATGAATGCGTCGAAATATTCGGATGCTAGCGATGCTGGTGATATTGCCAGAAAATCAGGTGGAAAAGTGTTGTGTTACACAATTACGCATGAGGTAATAGGCTAATGCAATACTTAGTCACAACATTCAAAGATTCAACAGGACGCAAGCATACACACATAACTCGAGCTAAAAGCAATCAAAGGTTTACAGTTGTTGAGGCAGAGAGTAAAGAAGAAGCGAAAGAGAAATATGAGTCACAAAATACACCTATTGTTTACTACACTAATAATTCTAAAGTGACCTTATTCGAAAGACCTAGTGAAGAAGTATTAGGTTCTTTGTTCGAAAAGAAATAAAATCATTAAAGAGGGGAGATAATAATGTTTAATACACCTAAAATGAAATTACCAGAAAAGCACACCGAGGTATTTAAGACGTATAAAAATGGAACGCCAGAAGAAAAAGCTGAGATTGAAGGCTGTTTTATTAAAACTGTTAAAGATGAAGATAGTGAATTTTACAGCCCTATGTTAGCCAGTCTAAATGAACAACAGTTAAAGAGTATGTTGAGACAGGTACTTTTTTTGATTGATACAGGAGATGACAATGATGATTAAACAAATATTAAGACTATTATTCTTACTAGCGATGTATGAGCTAGGTAAGTATGTAACGGAGCAAGTATATATTATGATGACGGCTAATGATGATGTAGAGGTGCCGAGTGACTTTGAAAAAATCAGAGCTGAAGTTTCATGGTAATAGCTATTATCATTTTTGAATTAATTATATTAATGTGTTTAGCAATAGCACTGGAGGTGTTGTAAATATGTGGATTGTCATTTCAATTGTTTTATCTATATTTTTATTGATCTTGTTAAGTAGCATTTCTCATAAGATGAAAACCATAGAAGCATTGGAGTATATGAATGCTTATCTTTTCAAGCAGTTAGTAAAAAATAATGGTGTTGAAGGTTTAGAAGATTATGAAAATGAAGTTGAACGAATTAGAAAAAGATTCAAAAGCTAAAGAGAGGCGTTGGCTTCTCTGCTCTATCTAAAATAATGAAAGGAGCCGAACATGTTAGACAAAGTCACTCAAATAGAAACAATTAAATATGATCGTGATGTCTCATATTCTTATGCTGCTAGTCGCCTATCCACACATTGGACTAATCACAATATGGCTTGGTCTGACTTTATGCAGAAGCTAGCACAAACAGTTAGAACTAAAGAAGATTTAACTGAGTACAATAAAATGTCTAAGTCCGAACAAGCAGATATAAAAGATGTTGGCGGATTTGTCGGCGGTTATTTAAAAGAAGGTAAACGGCGTGCTGGTCAAGTCATGAATCGTTCAATGCTAACACTTGATATCGATTATGCTGCTCAAGATATGACCGACATATTATCTATGTTTTATGATTTTGCATATTGTTTATATTCAACACATAAGCATAGAGAGATAAGTCCAAGACTGCGTTTAGTGATTCCTTTAAAACGAAATGTAAATGCAGATGAGTATGAAGCTATTGGGCGTAAAGTCGCAGATATCGTTGGCATGGATTACTTCGATGATACAACTTATCAACCACATAGGTTAATGTATTGGCCTTCAACTAGTAACGATGCGGAATTTTTCTTTACCTATGAAGATTTACCTTTGTTAGACCCAGATAAAATATTAAATGAATATGTTGATTGGACTGACACATTAGAATGGCCAACGTCTTCAAGGGAAGAGAGTAAGACTAAAAGATTAGCAGATAAGCAAGGCGACCCAGAAGAAAAGCCGGGAATTGTTGGTGCATTTTGTAGAGCCTATACGATAGAAGAAGCTATAGAAACTTTTATTCCTGATTTATACGAAAAACATTCTACTAACCGTTATACCTATCATGAAGGTTCAACTGCAGGTGGATTGGTGTTATACGAAAATAACAAGTTTGCCTATTCTCATCATAATACGGATCCCGTAAGCGGTATGCTTGTGAACAGTTTTGATTTAGTACGCATACACTTATATGGTGCTCAAGATGATGACGCTAATACAGATACTCCGGTTAATCGACTACCTAGTTATAAAGCAATGCAGCAAAGAGCGCAAAATGATGAGGTTGTTAAAAAGCAATTAATTAATGACAAAATGTCTGATGCAATGCAGGATTTCGATGAAATAGAAAATAGCGATGATGCATGGTCTGAGACGTTAGAAATTACTTCGAAAGGTACTTTCAAAGCTAGTATCCCAAATATAGAAATTATATTGCGTAATGATCCAAATTTAAAAGGAAAAATAGCCTTTAACGAATTTACAAAACAAATTGAATGCTTAGGGAAAATGCCATGGAATAATAATTTTAAAATACGTCAATGGCAAGACGGTGATGATAGCAGTTTAAGAAGTTATATCGAAAAGATTTATGACATACACCATTCAGGCAAAACAAAAGATGCCATTATAAGCGTAGCAATGCAAAATGCCTATCATCCAGTAAGAGATTATCTAAATAAAATATCGTGGGATGGACATAAACGTCTTGAAAAGTTATTTATCAAATACTTAGGTGTTGAAGACACTGAAGTGAATAGAACAACTACCAAAAAAGCATTGACTGCTGGAATCGCTCGAGTAATGGAGCCAGGATGTAAATTTGACTATATGCTTACACTTTATGGTCCTCAAGGTGTAGGTAAATCTGCTTTGCTAAAAAAATTAGGTGGTGCATGGTTTTCTGACAGTTTAGTTTCTGTTACAGGTAAAGAAGCCTATGAGGCCTTACAAGGCGTTTGGCTAATGGAAATGGCAGAACTTGCAGCTACAAGAAAAGCTGAAGTTGAAGCCATTAAGCATTTCATATCTAAACAAGTTGACCGGTTTCGTGTTGCTTATGGACATTATATTGAAGATTTTCCAAGGCAATGTATTTTCATTGGTACAACTAATAAAGTTGATTTCTTAAGAGATGAAACTGGTGGAAGACGTTTTTGGCCAATGACTGTAAATCCAGAGAGAGTTGAAGTGAACTGGTCTAAACTAACCAAAGAAGAGATCGACCAAATTTGGGCAGAAGCTAAATATTATTATGAACAAGGAGAAGAGTTATTCCTCAACCCTGAACTAGAAGAAGAAATGCGTTCAATACAAAGCAAACATACTGAGGAATCTCCATATACAGGCATTATTGATGAATATCTTAACACACCAATTCCTAGCAATTGGGATGACTTAACTATCTTTGAACGAAGACGATTTTATCAAGGTGATGTTGATATGTTACCAACAGGAAATGTAGATTACGTTGAAAGAAATAAGGTCTGTGCGCTTGAAGTGTTTGTTGAATGTTTTGGTAAAGATAAGGGAGATAGTAGAGGATCTATGGAAATTAGAAAGATTTCAAACATCTTAAGACAATTAGACAATTGGTCTGTATATGATGGTAATAAAAGTGGGAAAATTCGATTCGGAAAAGATTATGGTGTACAGATAGCGTATGTAAGAGATGAAAGTTTAGAGGATTTAATATAAGAAATATTGAATAAATATACATTTTTAGATGTTGTATCAAATGTTGCATCATTTTTTGAGTGATGCAACACGGTGGTGTAAAAAGTAATCTTAGGTGTTGTATCATTTTTGGTGATGCAACATTGATGCAACAAATGATACAACACCTCTTCCCCTTCTCGCTGTAGGGTTCAACCCTGTTTGTTTCCAATGTTGCATCAAATTCACTATAAAGTTTAAAAAGTAGTGTTAGGGAGTAAAGGGGTATAGGGGTAACCCTCTAACAGCTATTTTTAAAAGTTTGGCAAGAATTGATGCAACATCGGAACACAAATATAAATTTTGTATACAAGGTGAATATATGAAAGAATCGACATTAGAAAAATATTTAGTGAAAGAGATAACAAAGCTAAACGGTTTATGTTTAAAATGGGTTGCACCTGGAACAAGAGGTGTGCCAGATAGAATTATTATTATGCCAGAAGGAAAAACATATTTTGTAGAAATGAAGCAAGAAAAAGGAAAGTTGCATCCTTTACAAAAATATGTGCATAGACAATTTGAAAATAGAGATCATAAAGTATATGTGTTATGGAATAAAGAACAAGTAAATACTTTTATCAGAATGGTAGGTGGAACATTTGGCGATTGACTTCAAACCACATAGCTATCAAAAGTATGCAATAGATAAAGTGATAGATAATGAGAAATACGGTCTGTTTTTAGATATGGGTCTAGGGAAAACAGTATCAACACTTACAGCATTTAGTGAATTGCAGTTGTTAGACACTAAAAAAATGTTAGTTATAGCACCTAAACAAGTTGCTAAAGATACATGGGTTGATGAAGTTGATAAGTGGAACCATTTAAATCATCTGAAAGTGTCTTTAATCTTAGGAACACCTAAAGAAAGAAATGATGCATTAAACACAGAGGCTGATATCTATGTAACCAATAAAGAAAATACTAAATGGTTATGTGATCAATATAAAAAAGAATGGCCATTTGACATGGTTGTGATTGATGAACTGTCTACATTTAAAAGTCCTAAGAGTCAAAGGTTTAAATCTATTAAAAAGAAATTACCACTCATTAATAGATTTATAGGATTAACAGGAACACCTAGTCCAAATAGTTTACAGGATTTATGGGCTCAAGTTTATTTGATAGACAGAGGTGAAAGACTTGAGTCTTCATTCAGTCGTTATCGAGAAAGGTACTTTAAACCAACTCATCAAGTTAGCGAACATATTTTTAAGTGGGAGCTAAGAGACGGATCTGAAGAAAAGATATATAAACAAATAGAAGATATATGTTTAAGCATGAAAGCGAAAGATTATCTGGATATGCCTGACAGAGTTGATACTAAACAAACAGTAGTCTTATCAGAAAAAGAAAGAAAAGTATATGAAGAATTAGAAAAAAACTATATTTTAGAATCGGAAGAAGAAGGAACAGTTGTAGCTCAAAATGGGGCATCATTAAGTCAGAAACTACTTCAACTATCTAACGGCGCAGTTTATACAGATGAGGAAGATGTAAGACTTATACATGATAAGAAGTTAGATAAGTTAGAGGAAATTATAGAGGAGTCTCAAGGCCAACCAATACTATTGTTTTATAACTTCAAACACGATAAAGAAAGAATACTTCAAAGGTTTAAGGAAGCAACCACATTAGAGGATTCAAACTATAAAGAACGTTGGAACAGTGGAGACATTAAGTTGCTTATAGCACATCCAGCAAGTGCAGGACATGGATTAAACTTACAACAAGGTGGGCACATTATTGTTTGGTTTGGACTTACATGGTCCTTGGAATTATACCAACAAGCAAATGCTAGATTATATAGACAAGGACAAAATCATACGACTATTATTCATCACATCATGACCGATAACACAATAGATCAAAGAGTATATAAAGCTTTACAAAATAAAGAACTAACGCAAGAAGAATTGATGAAAGCTATTAAAGCAAGAATAGCTAAGCATAAGTAATGGAGGTATAAGATGGGAAAGGCATCATATGATATTAAGCCAGGAACATTTAAATATATTGAATCAGAAATATATAATTTAAATGAGAACAAGAAAGAGATAAATAGATTGAGAATGGAGATACTTAACCCAACGAAAGAACTAGACACCAACATTGTGTATGGACCGTTACAAAAAGGAGAGCCAGTTAGAACAACTGAGTTAATGGCGACAAGGTTATTGACTAATAAGATGTTACGTAACTTAGAAGAGATGGTTGAAGCAGTTGAAAGTGAGTACTTAAAGTTACCTGAAGATCATAAGAAAGTAATAAGGTTAAAGTATTGGAATAAAGATAAGAAGCTAAAGATAGAACAAATAGGGGATGCTTGTCACATGCATCGCAATACAGTTACTACAATACGAAAGAACTTTGTTAAAGCGATAGCGTATCATGCAGGTATCAAATAACATTGTGCAAAGATTGTGCAAAAGGCCTACAAATCTGTAGTAATATGATAGTATCGGAAAGATGTATAAAGTTATCTGAAAGTTATACGACATAAATACATGAGGCGCATCGCTAAGCGGTGTGTCTTTTGTTATGCAATCAAAGAGGTGTAAGAGATGACCAAGCACAATAACATTTATAAGCATGGTCGTAAGTCATATCAATACGATTGGTTCTATCATTCAAAAGCATGGAAGAAGTTAAGAGAGATAGCATTAGATAGAGATAATTATCTTTGTCAAATGTGTTTACGCGAAGATATTATAACAGATGCAAAGATTGTGCATCACATTATTTATGTTGATGAAGATTTTAACAAAGCTTTAGACTTAGATAATCTAATGTCAGTTTGTTATAGCTGTCATAACAAAATTCATGCAAATGATAATGACAAAAGTAATCTTAAGAAAATTAGAGTTCTAAAAATTTAAATAAAAAAATTATTTAAATAAAATTTTATGCCCCCCTGCCCTTCGGCTTAAAATGTTTTTTCGCCGGGTACCGGAGAGGCCCAAACGCTAGCAACGCGGATAAATTTTTCATGAAAGGGGGTCTTTATATGAAGTTAACAAAAAAACAGCTAAAAGAATATATAGAAGATTACAAAAAATCTGATGACATATTAATTAATTTGTATATAGAAACATATGAATTTTATTGTCGGTTAAGAGATGAACTTAAAAATAGTGATTTAATGATAGAGCATACAAACAAGGCTGGTGCGAGCAATATTATTAAGAATCCATTAAGCATAGAACTGACAAAAACAGTTCAAACACTAAATAACTTACTCAAGTCTATGGGTTTAACTGCAGCACAAAGAAAAAAGATAGTTCAAGAAGAAGGTGGATTCGGTGACTATTAAAGTTTTAAATGAACCTTCACCAAAACTATTAACAACATGGTATGCAGAGCAAGTCACTCAAGGGAAAATAAAAACAAGCAAATATGTTAGAAAAGAATGTGAGAGACATCTTAGATATCTAGAAAATGGAGGTAAATGGGTATTTGATGAAGAATTAGCGCATCGTCCTATTCGATTTATAGAAAAGTTTTGTAAACCTTCCAAAGGATCTAAACGTCAACTTGTATTACAGCCATGGCAACATTTTATTATCGGCAGTTTGTTTGGTTGGGTTCATAAAGAAACAAAACTGCGCAGGTTTAAAGAAGCTTTGATATTTATGGGGCGAAAAAATGGTAAAACAACCACTATTTCTGGGGTTGCTAACTATGCTGTATCACAAGATGGAGAAAATGGTGCAGAAATTCATTTGTTAGCAAACGTAATGAAACAAGCTAGGATTCTATTTGATGAATCTAAGGCGATGATTAAAGCTAGCCCAAAGCTTGATAAAAATTTCAGAACATTAAGAGATGAAATCCATTATGACGCAACGATATCAAAAATTATGCCCCAAGCATCAGATAGCGATAAGTTAGATGGATTGAATACACACATGGGGATTTTTGATGAAATTCATGAATTTAAAGACTATAAATTGATTTCAGTTATAAAAAACTCAAGAGCTGCAAGGTTACAACCTCTTCTCATCTACATTACGACAGCAGGGTATCAATTAGATGGTCCACTTGTTGATATGGTAGAAGCGGGAAGAGACACCTTAGATCAAATCATAGAAGACGAAAGAACTTTTTATTATTTAGCATCTTTGGATGATGACGATGATATTAATGATTCGTCGAACTGGATAAAAGCAAATCCCAACTTAGGTGTCTCTATAAATTTAGATGAGATGAAAGAAGAGTGGGAAAAAGCTAAGAGAACACCAGCTGAACGTGGAGATTTTATAACCAAAAGGTTTAATATCTTTGCTAATAATGACGAGATGAGTTTTATTGATTACCCAACACTCCAAAAAAATAATGAAATTGTTTCTTTAGAAGAGCTGGAAGGCAGACCATGCACGATTGGTTATGATTTATCAGAAACAGAGGACTTTACAGCCGCGTGTGCTACTTTTGCGTTAGATAATGGTAAAGTTGCAGTTTTATCGCATTCATGGATTCCTAAGCACAAAGTTGAATATTCTAACGAAAAAATACCCTATAGAGAATGGGAAGAAGATGGCTTATTAACAGTGCAAGATAAGCCTTATATTGACTACCAAGATGTTTTAAATTGGATAATTAAGATGAATGAGCATTATGTAGTAGAAAAAATTACTTATGATAGAGCGAACGCATTCAAACTAAATCAAGAGTTAAAAAATTACGGGTTTGAAACGGAAGAAACAAGACAAGGAGCTTTGACCTTGAGCCCTGCATTGAAGGATTTAAAAGAAATGTTTTTAGATGGGAAAATAATATTTAATAATAATCCTTTAATGAAATGGTATATCAATAATGTTCAGTTGAAACTAGACAGAAACGGAAACTGGTTGCCGTCTAAGCAAAGCAGATATCGTAAAATAGATGGCTTTGCAGCATTTTTAAACACATATACAGATATTATGAATAAAGTTGTTTCTGATAGTGGTGAAGGAAACATAGAGTTTATTAGTATTAAAGACATAATGCGTTAAGGAGGTGAATGTTATCGCAAAAGAGAATATTGTCACACGCATAAAGAAAAAATTGATAGACAATTGGATTGATCAGTCAACTTCTAAGCTTTATGACTTTAGCCCATGGAAAAATAGATCTTTTTGGGGTGTAATTAATAATACGCTTGAAACTAATGAAACGATATTTTCAGCTATTACAAAGTTATCTAATTCGATGGCTAGTTTGCCCTTGAAAATGTATGAAGATTATAAAGTAGTTAATACAGAAGTATCTGATTTACTTACAGTGTCACCGAATAATTCTCTGAGCAGTTTTGATTTTATTAATCAAATTGAAACAATCAGAAATGAAAAAGGTAATGCATATGTGCTAATTGAACGAGACATCTATCATCAACCATCAAAGCTTTTCTTATTAAATCCAGATGTTGTTGAAATGTTAATTGAAAACCAATCACGTGAACTTTATTATTCCATTCATGCTGCAACTGGAAATAAATTGATTGTTCATAATATGGACATGTTGCATTTTAAACACATCGTGGCATCTAATATGGTGCAAGGCATTAGTCCGATTGATGTGTTGAAGAATACAACTGATTTTGATAATGCAGTAAGAACCTTTAATCTTACAGAAATGCAAAAACCTGATTCTTTCATGCTTAAATATGGTTCCAATGTAGGTAAAGAAAAAAGGCAGCAAGTGTTAGAAGATTTCAAACAGTACTATGAAGAAAACGGTGGAATATTATTCCAAGAGCCTGGTGTTGAAATCGAACCGTTACCTAAAAAATATGTCTCTGAAGATATAGTGGCAAGCGAGAATTTAACAAGAGAAAGAGTAGCTAACGTTTTTCAATTGCCCTCAGTATTCTTAAATGCAAGATCAAATACAAATTTCGCGAAAAATGAAGAGTTAAACAGATTTTACTTGCAGCATACCTTATTGCCAATCGTCAAACAGTATGAAGAAGAATTTAATCGGAAACTACTTACTAAAACAGACAGAGAAAAAATAGGTATTTTAAATTTAACGTTAAATCTTATTTAAGGGCTGATAGTGCAACACAAGCAGAAGTGTACTTTAAAGCAGTTCGTAGTGGTTACTACACTATAAATGACATTAGAGAGTGGGAGGATTTACCACCAGTTGAAGGTGGAGATAAGCCGCTAATAAGCGGTGATTTATACCCAATTGACACGCCACTTGAATTAAGAAAATCTTTGAAAGGTGGTGATAAAAATGTCAATGAAAGCTAAGTATTTTCAAATGAAAAGAAAATCAAAAAGTAAAGGTGAAATATTTATTTATGGTGATATTGTAAGTGATAAATGGTTTGAAAGTGATGTAACTGCTACAGATTTCAAAAATAAACTAGATGAACTAGGAGACATCAGTGAAATAGATGTTCATATAAATTCATCTGGAGGCAGTGTATTTGAAGGGCATGCAATATACAATATGCTAAAAATGCATCCTGCAAAAATTAATATCTATGTCGATGCTTTAGCGGCATCAATTGCTAGTGTTATCGCTATGAGTGGTGACACTATTTTTATGCACAAAAATAGTTTTTTAATGATTCATAATTCATGGGTTATGACTGTAGGTAATGCAGAAGAATTAAGAAAGACAGCGGATTTACTTGAAAAAACAGATGCTGTTAGTAATTCAGCTTATTTAGATAAAGCAAAAGATTTAGATCAAGAACACTTAAAACAGATGTTAGATGCAGAAACTTGGCTTACTGCAGAAGAAGCCTTGTCTTTCGGCTTGATAGATGAAATTTTAGGAGCTAATGAAATAGCTGCTAGTATCTCTAAAGAGCAATATAAGCGTTTCGAGAACGTCCCAGAAGATTTAAAGAAAGATGTAGACAAAATCACTAAAATTGATGATGTAGATACATCTGAATTGGTTGAAACACCTAAAGAAAGTATGTCACTAGAAGAAAAAGAAAAAAGAGAAAAAATTAAACGCGAATGCGAAATTTTAAAAATGACAATGAATTATTAGGAGGAAATGAAATGCCGACATTATATGAATTAAAACAATCCTTAGGTATGATTGGACAACAATTAAAAAATAAAAATGATGAATTGAGTCAGAAAGCAACAGATCCAAATATTGATATGGAAGACATCAAACAACTAGAAACAGAAAAAGCAGGTTTACAACAAAGATTTAACATTGTTGAAAGACAAGTGCAAGACATTGAAGAGAAAGAAAAAGCGAAAGTTAAAGATAAAGGAGAAGCTTATCAATCTTTAAGTGATAATGAGAAGATGGTTAAAGCTAAGGCAGAGTTTTATCGTCACGCGATTTTACCAAATGAATTTGAAAAACCTTCAATGGAGGCACAACGTTTATTACACGCTTTACCAACAGGAAATGATTCAGGTGGAGATAAGCTCTTACCAAAAACACTTTCTAAAGAAATTGTTTTCAGAACCATTTGCTAAAAACCAATTACGTGAAAAAAGCTCGTCTAACTAACATTAAAGGTTTAGAGATTCCAAGAGTTTCATACACTTTAGACGATGATGATTTCATTACAGACGTAGAAACAGCAAAAGAATTAAAAGCAAAAGGTGATACAGTCAAGTTCACTACTAATAAATTCAAAGTATTTGCTGCAATTTCAAGATACTGTAATTCATGGATCAGATGTAGATTTAGTAAACTGGGTTGAAAACGCACTACAATCAGGATTAGCAGCTAAAGAGCGTAAAGATGCCTTAGCAGTAAGTCCTAAATCTGGATTAGAACACATGTCATTTTATAATGGATCTGTTAAAGAAGTTGAGGGAGCAGACATGTATGATGCTATTATTAACGCTTTAGCAGATTTACATGAAGATTATCGTGATAACGCAACAATTTATATGCGATATGCAGATTATGTCAAAATTATTAGTGTTCTTTCAAATGGAACAACAAATTTCTTTGACACACCAGCAGAAAAAGTATTTGGC